TCGCGCCGGGCCGAGGACTTCATCTTGAAATGCCGCGTCCTTCGCCTGAAGCCATTCATCGAACGTCATTGTGCCGGCGACTTGCCCGTCCATGCTTGCGCGAGCGTTGACTGGCACCGCGTCAGCCGCCTCCGCCGCCGCGCTGTTACCATGCGCCCCGGCCAGTTCCTTCCATGACTTCGTGATCGGGATGACTACGCACCGGCAATTCCAGTGGGCCGGAGCTGGCGAGAAATCCTTGTCGTGACCGACCGGCTCGTAATCGGCGTAGTCGGCCTTCCCATCGCCTTCCGGGTAATCCCATCGCAGGCCGTCCAGTGCGATACAGATCGGGCACGTCCGGGGATCGAGCGTCGCGTGCCATTGCACACCTTTGATGATCGTGTCGTTCGCCGCGTAGGTGTCCATCCGGGCCATATTCGAGACTCCCAGCGCGCTCGTGCGAACCAAGGCTGCCGCCTGATTGTAGCTGGCGGTCATGATCCCGTCCCGGTAATCGAGTTCCCGCGTCCCACGCACCCGGTTCACGAGGTCTTGCACCGTTTCACCCCGGAGCTGGCCGAGCTGCATCTCTTGTTGGAATCGCTGGCGCAACGTGTCACCCTGTTGCGCCCACCAATCACCCGCGAAACTGCCTTGGATAACCGTGTCGGTCGCGGCTCGCGCAATCTGTGCCGGCGACCACGCGACACTCGTCAGCGCCGCGCCAATCGCGTTGTCGATCGCTTTGACGGTCTGAGAAACGGTAATCTTCGCGATGTCAACCAGTCCCTCGTCGCTAATGACAGAGATCGCGTCGTATGCGCTCGCGATAGTTTGCTTCGTCTGCCGCAGAAGCGCGTTCAACCGCTCCATTGTGAACGCGCTCTTTCCGACATTGTCTTCAAGGTCGGCGATCAGTTCAACCTCCAATCGACCGAGCATGTCGAGGATCGGCTTGAGCTGGCCTTCGCTTAACCGGGCGACATTAACCGTCTGAGTAAGCGCAGCGTCGAGTATCTGGCTTGAAACGTTATCGTCAGCCATCGAAGTCGCTCTCTGTGATTCGTGCGAGCACTTTGAGTCTCGCCTTGCACTGTGGGCAAATCAGGCGATCCGAATTCTTCGGATCAAAGGCGACGATCTGCACACCGCCGTTTTCGCAGAAGACGTGTGCCACCTCGAAACCTTCTGCAGAGAAGTAAGCGAGCGCGGCTGGCCAGCTTCCGAATTGCACATCATTCCCCGCTTACCGGTTGTGCTTCCCCTGCTGGTGGCGTCCCGGGCTGGCGTTGCTGTCGATTCGTCGGCTGCGGGCCACCGGTCGCGCCGGGTAAAGCTATCGGTCGGTCGGCAAGCGCCTTTCGTTCGTCTTCGATCTTGCGCTCACTCGAAATGACGCCACCGCGTTGCAGCGAATCAAAGTAGACCTCGTAGCTGATCGTCCCGGTGATGTAAGCCTGCATCAGCGAACTCAGCATCGCAGGATCGAGAACCTGTGTGGTGAAGTCGGTGTTGAGTTCCGCGTAAACGTCCTCGCCTAAGTCGCGCGGGTCTTCCACGCTCCGGTCAAGCCACCATGCCACACGTTGCAGAACTCTCGATGTGGTTTGTGAACAAGAAATTGTCATGTCGGTTAACGCGCTCACCTGTCCGCTCTGTCGGATTTGGACAGTCTGATAGGCTTCGACGCCGCTCATGCCGCCGCCGCCCTGCCTCTGTAACATCTGCGCACCTAACGCCGCCATCTGCCGTTCCTTCTCGGTCAATCCGTTCTCCAATGAGGTGAGCGCGCTCGAACTCATCTGAAGAAATTGCGCACTCGCACTCGGCGTCTCGGTCACGATTGCTTTCGTTGCGCCGAGGACGTAGTCGCCTTTCATCGGGAAGCCAATCAGCACGAGGGTCGGACAACCGCATACATGTCGACCTTGCTCCAAGTCGGCGTTGTTCATGTAATGGCCGATGTTCACCGCTGCGATGTCTTCCAATGGGATATTGCCAATCTCGGCGCTCTCGCCCTCCGTGTTGTGAAATACGAACGGGATTTCATTCAATGGCTCAAGCCCGCGCATCGGAACTTTCTGGTCGATGACATCGTATGTCGTGGCCGCGCCGGTGTTCGGTTTCCGCTGCGATTTGGGCGCACCAGATCCGGGCGCGAGTCCCTTTCGGTAGACTGTGACGCTCACGTATGGCTTACCATCCGGCGTGTCCTGCCTTAAACGAATCTCTCGGTACTGGGTCGCTTTCTTGTGCGTGTAATCGTCGGTCGACTCGGTCGAGAGCGCCTCGGTCGGCGATTCCTTCAGAACAAGCAACGCTAGCATTGTTTTCCCGTTCACTCGCGCGTATCGCCAGTTGATGATGTTCTCCGTCTCGTACATCACCAAAAACGGCCGGTCTTCGTTTGCCGGGCTGTCCCAGTCGACCAGCGTGCCGCATCGCCCGACAGAGAAGACCTGCTTGACCACTTTCTTACAGTAGTCGTAGAAGCTCACCCCGGTCATGGTGCAGTCCTTCATGAACTCGACCATCGAATCCGGCGTCTCGAAGTCCGGGTTGTTCCAGAACACGAAACCGGTAAAGGCCGCGAGCGTGCGCTTACTGCCATTGAAAAACGTCGCCCGCTGGACATAGGCTGTGTATTCCGCGTCGTCCTGCTGGAATAGCCGGGGCAAATAGCGTTCGCCACGTGCTTTAACTACGCGCGAGCCGTAGAACGCGCAGTCCCGAACCAGCATGATCGCGTTGATCGTCTCGTCGTATTGCGGATGATGAGAATCAATCGGCATGGGACGGCCTCACGCGATGTGGTTGCACGGCGAGACTGTTAGTCGTCACCGCGCGTCTGCGCAAGACGAAAGTTCTCCGACATCAAACGATGTGGGCGCCGCGCTACCTCCTCAAGTAAGCACGACGCCCTTGCGCCGTTGGCAAATGCCGGGGGACGGATTCGAACCGCCGACCTGCTGGTTATGAGCCAGCCGAGCTACCTAACTGCTCCACCCCGGTGTAAATCTTTTTAAGGATGCCAGCCTCGCAATAGCCAAGCCAGCGTAATCATCGCAAAGCCAGCGCACTCCCAGTTTAACGGGCCACCCGACCGTATTGCCGGATAAAGAGCGCCAATCGTGAAGAACACGAAGGCTATCCAAGCGCAGATGACGTTCATGATTTTACTCCCTGTCGTGCGTGATGCACTCGCATCGCGGCCTCGAATCCGCGCGAGGTTATCGGTTGAGTCTCTTTCGGCGTAGCTTTCGGGCGCGGTTTCGCCTTTGTGGACTTCTTTTTCTTAGCCATAGTCAATACAGCTTTCGACCGGCTTTGAATGCCTTGGCAGATCGCTTGCCTGCCGAGGATTCCCCTTTCACCGGTTTTGGTTTAGGGCCGGTGCCGGGAGTGCCGGTGCCGGTCGCCTGTTTTGGACGAGTTTTCTTCTCTGCCAGTTTCATTGCCAGATTTTTCTGTGCCACTATCGTTGTCCTCCTTTTGTTTTACTTCCTGCGTCTGCGACCTCGCGTCGCCAGTCTCTGAAATCTTTTCTTCCCGTATTTCCGTCGCCCGATCCAAGCCCGCAATCCTTTTGAGAGACCTTTGCGGCCTAGCGCCCGGAACCGCGCTCCGCTTCCCAGTTTTGCTTTACGGCGTCTCGCCATGTTTTCCGCGCACGATTGATGTAGAGAAATAAAATGTCAAGCGACTTTCTTAAACAAGTCCAAAGGCACGTGGTAAACTTCGTCCGGTAACTCGTCACGGTCGCGGCGCTTCTGTCGTGTAACTTTGAACCGTTCCGGGTTTTCGATCTCCGCGTATCGTATGTCACCGCACCACGAAACGATGAGGAACGATGTTTCGCCCGCCGTGATTTCGTCTAGCTTCGTCCTGTCGATGGTGTAGGTCTGGAACGTTCCGAACGCGTGGTTGCGAAATTTGATCTCAGCGTTTTTCCGCCACGATAAATCAGGCGCGATTATCACCGCGTCCTGTGGCGCTTGATCGGGCGATTGAATCCCGCTCACCTTTAACGCCTTGCAGAACGCCAAGAAGATTTCAGTCTGCCGCGCACGGTCAGCGTCGGTTTCGTTCAGCTTGTATTGATCGACAAGCTTACCCATTCTCTTTCTTCGTGATCACCTCGTCCACACGGTCGCAGAGTTTTGACGCCTGCTCACGGAACGTCTTCACCCCGCTATGGCCGAACCCGGCGAGGTTCGTCCAGTAGCGAGTCCTCTTCTCGCCTTGCAGGGCAACAACCAGCATGTAGGCCACGCCCATCCTCGATAGCTGCTCGGCCATGTCCTGAAAAGGATCAAGGCTGCCTTGCCAGTTCGGTGCGCCCTTCGCCCGGATGATGACCTTCCTGCCGTCCTTCGCTACGAAGGCGATCTCCTCGCCGCTCTGCCATTTCTTTACGCACTCCGCACACTTCTTTTCATCCGGCTCCGCCTTCACAACGTTGGTGAGGAAGATCCTATCGCAGATCGGCGCGGCGTTACCTTTGTCGTCCACAATGCACACGTGCGCCGTGTCGGTTTGGAGCGGGCGCAGCCAGTCGAGTCTCATCGCCAGAAGATTAGAATCAGGAACACAATAACGCCACACACAATGCCGGCTGTGGCTCCGGCTAGAATGTCACGCATCATGGTTCCACGAGTTGAGGCAATGAGTCACGTTTGATTTCCATGAGGCCGCATAACGATTTCGGCCAGATATAACCAGTGAGACTTGCGGCGAATAGATGTCGCACGCCGGTATCGCCCCATGCCCAATGCCATCGTCGATCCGGTTGCAACGATAGGCGCGTGAATTTCCTCACGCAATGTCGACATTCGTTCACGCACGCACCTCGATCTTCGCCACCGTTCCACCGGCGTCCGTCGCACCGCGCTCGCTCAGGTAGACGCACCCGATCTGCTTCATTAGCCACGCCCGCAGCTTGCCTTTCACGCTCACGAACACGAACGGTTTCTGTTTCGCTTGCGACAAGGCGCGTGCAGCCGCAGACGTGATCTGCGCGTCTCGCGCGTCCCTCTCTGACTTCGTCGGCGTCCGGGCGCTCCAAATGATCCGATCCTTCCCGACACGGCGAATGTCGACAATCACGTCGCTTGCCGCGATGCCGTGATCCTTCGCGACTTTGCCGATGATCTCTTCCTGCTTCAACCTCAACTCTTCGATCGTACTCATGCGCAGACTTTCAGCACCGCCTTATATCCGCAGTTCGAAGGCAACTCAATTAGCTTCCCTTTCAGGTCGTAAGCCTCAGTCCAGTCCACGGCTTTGCCGATCCGCACGAAGATGTCGTCGCCTCGCCGGGCGACCAGCACCTTGTTCGACGGCGCACGCAACCGCTTCAACTCTCTCTCAATCTCGCGCTTCACGTCTTCGCTTTCGTCCAATACCCGGCGAATCGTCGAACCGTTGTCGGCCACCTCATAGGCGTTGCCGTTGCTGTGCTGGACTGCCTTGCCCGGCTCTGGCACCCACAATTTAGATCCGATCCGCAGTTTACTCGACCGAGTCTTGAATCTTATTCTGCTCATCGTATTTCTTTAACAACGCCGCTGCCGTAGGCTCACTTGAGCCGATCCTCTTCGCTAACCATCGCGCCGTCAATGGCCTTGCCCCGGTCGCCTGCGCCTCGCTACGCATCTCTTCGATCACCGGTTGGACATTCACCAGCGTAAAGTGCGGCGGTCGGCCTCGCGCGATCCCCAGTTTTCGTTTGATCTCAATGTGGCGTCCCTCTGCGGCTTCAATCGCCTCAACCGTTTGCTTGAACACGAACTGCGTGATGTCGTCCGGGAAGTTGTCGAAGTTTGTGTCAAGAGTCAGCACTTTGACGCCTTTCCGTAGCAGACCGGCGATGTTCCTGACCGCTTCCGCTATACTGCGCCCGGCGTCCGCGAACGCGCGGAAAATGACGTAGCTCGCACCTCGCGGTGCCAACTCGAGCACGCGCTGCAAGTCGATGTCCCTCACAAGATCGTCGTGCCAGAACCGCACTTTGTCGGAGATGTGGAATCGGTATTCGATCTTACGTTGGAATGCCGCGAACTCTTCGTCACTCTCGAATCGGCCGTAAGCGTAGGTCGTCATTCGCCTTTCTTCGTGCTTTTCTTTAGCCTAAACACCTTGTGATTGACGGGATGGATCGGCGGCTGCGTGCCGTCCTCGACCACGTCAAAGGACGGATGCTGGATGATGAAGACGAAGCAGCCGGTCAGGAAATCATTGTGAACGCTGCGCACATAGACTCCCTCTGGCAATTCAACGATCTGCAACGACACGCACTCCGTCGATTCATGTGGCGGCGTTAGCATCTGTAGCATCCGCCAGTGAGGGATGCGAACCACGCGCACTCGTTTCAGCTCTTCGTCGTTCTTTTTCATCGCATCCGTTTCTCCGCGTTCTTCCACGCCGCAATCGGACTCCGCGCGAACGGCGCGATTGTGACCGCCTCGTTTCTGAGTGGTCGAAATTCCATCACGACGTAACCGCCGCTTGTGAGTTTTCTGCATCGCGCGTTCGGTCGATCTGCCTGCACAACCGCCTTCGAGTTGGGTTTTACAAATTTCTTTTTAGCCATGTTCGCAGCTTGCCCTTCGTGGTGATGCTTTTCAATTCAACGGTCAATGTCGCGACCGCAGGCTCACTATTGGTGAGATCGATTTCCACACGCGTCACGCCGCGCAATTCCTCACCGTTCGGCAAAAGCACTTTCGTGAAATGCCGCGTGCCATCCGTGATGAGGCTCAGGCGGTTCGCCTCGTAGTTACCGTTCGGGTTTTTCGACACGGCGACTTTCTCTTTCACAGCTTCGCCTTCCTAAACTCGTAGCCGCCAGCCGGCAGCATCACGCAGATGAGTGCCTTGCTTCTCGCGTACTCGATTGCCCTCTCTTCCACGCCGGTCGGATCGAGGTCAGCCGAGCCGCGCCGAGGAAACGCTCTCTTCGCCTCCGACTCTGTCATACGGCACGCGCCGCTCTCCACCCGCGCGAAGTATTCCTCTAACTGGCGCAGTTCCATTACAACCTCACCGTGGTTCTCACCATGTAGCCCCACTTTTCGGACGGGCCTTCACTTATCACCGTGATGTCCGAGTCGACACTTAACCCGGTTTCTTGCGAGAAGTCCTGCAACACTGCCGCGATGTCGCTCTCTAACTTCGTCTTTCGTTGCGTCACTTGTTCAATCGTCATCATTGCCCTATTCAATACCTAAGAACGCGCTTTGCAAATCGAAAGTTTCACCGGTCGGCGGTGAACCCTGTCGCGTCAAAGAACTTCTCGGCAGCCTTATCGTTCACACTTACCCGCAGCGGCTTCTCCCACATGCTCAGATATTGGTTCATGTGGCGCACCAGCCGCGTCCCGACTCCCAGCCTCCGCCAGTCGGGATGCACGAACACGCTCATGTAAGGCCGCACGTTCTTGTCAGGCCGCACGAGGATCAGCCAGCCGGCGACTTCCAAGTCCGACCATTGAACGTCAATCGGGCCTGTCATCGCCACGATTGTCGGCGGATCGTTCGCGAGCGCCCATCGGCGCATCTTACCGCCTCTCATTCCCAGTCTCATTAACTGAGCGACCACCGATGGCGGCACTTCGCTGAATTGCCGGTACAGCTTCAGCCGGATCGCCGGAGAGTTTTTGTCATGTCGGCGATCTGCGCCGTTTGCGCATTCGTTTTCCGTAGTCATGCGCCGACCATCGCGCATGACGCGATCTTACTCAACCTCTTTCCAGACTTCGACCGCCCTGATGAGAGCTTCCTTTCGCGCGGCTAAGTCTGCGCGGAGCTTCGCGATCTTTTCGCGTTTCCTTTCCTCTGCCCGGCGCTGCGCGGCTTTCGCCGATTCCGTCTTCCACCATTTGCTGAGTACCTCTGGCCATTGACCGTCTTTCGTATTCGTTTGCATACCTTAATATGCCATATCGGGTTTTGCCGAATGAACGAAATCGGGCGATTTGGGCGCACCTCTCCCTCGTGAGAAAAGATTTGTTGACACACTTTCCGGTGCCGGGAAGTTTCGGGCCGTAAGGTAGTGTATCTGTTATCTCCGAACCAACGCGGCAGAGGGTTTAGCTCTCTGCCGCTTTTTTCCAAGGTAGCAAACGACGACAGTTTTATTCGCAAATTATTCCCAGTTTTAATCCACTGGGCGCGAGCTACATGACTACGTTTCGCGACGGTTGTGCGCGACCAGATCGGCGTGCACGTGCAGCGCGCACGTCGCCGCGCGCGGCAATATCCGGTCGAGTTCGCCCCACTTCATCTTGAACCATATCCTCGGATGCGCCGCGATAAACTCGCGTGAGAATTTCATGCAGCCCATGAATCCGCGAATCTCTTTCACTCCGGGCGGGCCGTAGTAGATCGAGCACCACGGCGCGCGACAATCGCGCAGCGCCTCAATCGCGCCGGGAGTGACGACCATATCGTGCTCGACATTCAGAAACGTTTTCTTTTCCTTCCAGCGTTTAATGAAGTATCGGCTGTAGGCGTAATCGTCCAGCAACGGCACGAGGATCGGTGAGTAACGCCGCACTGACTCGTAGGTGTCCGCCCTGAGTCGCGTGAATGGGATGAAAATTGGCAAATTTCGCAATTTGGAAATTCTTGGGTGAACTTTCCCTATCGACTTCATAGGTAGGATGTCGATCTTGGGTGAACTTTCCCTACACTTCAGCGTATGAGCACCAAGCCCCGTTCGCGTGACCGCGTCGATCTTCTCGTTCACGATGCCGGATCATCCGGGTAAAAGGCGGGAGGCCTTCGGAGCGCATCGAAACATCTTCGACGCACTCGACTGACCTATGGCACTTCGGGCATTCGCGCGTCACGCGCACGCCACGCATGCGCTTGCGGTATGGCCTGCGCGGTTCGGTTTCCCGGCGTCGCCTGCGTTTCGGTTTCGTAGTTTGGATTACCACCGGGTCAGCCGGAATGATGAGGCCTGCTTTGATCGCGCGTGCGACCAGCGCCTTCGTCTCATTAGCGTCCAACGCCATCTCTTTACATCACACGCACTCGGCCAGCCTTCAACTCTTTGAATTGGACGCCGTAGGTTACACCGTCAAAGCCGTGAATCTCACTCTCGTCGCTCACGTCTTCCGGGTTGTCGGCTGCGCGCATGATCCGCGGAATCGTCTTGATCGCGTTGGCGCAGTTACGAAAGAACACGATGCCGGGCTTGCGACTTTGCTCCTTCGGGTTCGGCTTGAGCAGGCGATGCATGTCCTGCACGCGTGAGATGCGGCTGCCCGGCCACTTGTCGCACGGCGTCCACTGGCACCCCATCCGGTTCATCTGGTCGCCCCGCGTGATCTCGCTCTGGCCTTGGTTGGAGAACGCGCTGCTATCGTAGTTGCCGCGCAAGACCTCTTTGTTCGACACCGGCTGTGGCGACTTCCCGTCAGTGCGCGGGATCAGCTTGTCGCGCTCAAGAATCTTCTCGCCAAGCTCCGGCGCGGTCAGACCTTTCTGGTAAATCTCGCTCACGACATAGATCGTTTTTGTGTCCGGGTTGCGCGTCAGCCAGTAGACCGCGCTCGGCGCCGCGAAGCCGTCGTCGCCGCCTCTCCACAGCGGCCAGCCTAGCGGGATCGGGAACGGATCGCACACATGCCAGTCCACTGCTGCACCGTTGATTATCCTCTGGTCGTGCCAGACCTCGCCGAACATCGAACCGGCCACGATGCTCCAATCTCCGTCGCGCATCGCGCGCACCAGCACC